TACCAGGTGCAACCAGAGAAGCGCCGGGAGCCACGGAAACGGCAGGTTGCGACATTAACCTCATGCGGATAGCGGTCATCGGGTCAATGACGCCAGCAGCCTGCTGCGCTTCTTCCGGACCCATACCAGCCTGATAGGCACCCTGAAGCAGACCCTGCATGTCTACGTTACCGATAGAACCAGCAGGAGCCTGAAAATTTGGATTGCCATTAGCTTCGTTAGACAGCAGATACTGGCTCGGATTGAAGTTCATCCGGTTCTGGGCCTGACGCAACGCAATGCCACGCAGCGCCTGTTCCTGCTGCATGCTCTGCATCTGCTGCTGTGCCATCTGGAGCTGGCGCGCGTTGGAAGAAGCCTGCATATAGGCAGGTCCAGGGGTCTGGGTAGAGCCCAGCATTCCCAGTCCAGTCTGGAATGTCGGATCCGCCAGTAGATCAGCAAGTCCAGCCATGATTGCTCCTTACGCTGCAAGGGCGAGCGCGCCCATCCCAGCACCTGTGCCAAACAGACCCGCTCCTGTCATCCCTGCTTCCGAACCCAGTAGACCCATTGCCGCCGCCGTGGACATACCGCCAGCCGTACCCGCGCCGAAGAGGCCCGCCGTTCCACCCAGCAACCCGGAGCTGTAGAGCGAGGAACCAGCGAGCGCGGCTCCCAGCGCGGTAGAGGCAGGATTCATCGTGTTGCTCGTATTGCCGCTGCTGCTCGTTGAAGCATACGGATTGCCCCCCGCCAGCATCTGCGCATACCAGTTCAGATTACTGTATGGCAACTGCTGGTTATAGTTGTACTGGTTGATGTAATTCGATAGCTCGTTCTGCGCCTGCTGTTGCAATGTGGTGCCAGCGGCAAGTTGTTGTCCTGCGTTCGTGAATCCTTGCGAAGCAAGCGATGGCAGCAGTTGCGTGAATGAACCCTGCGTCGAATTCAGATTCTGCGCGGCAGACGATTGCAATCCACCAGCGACCTGATTGGCGTTGTTCTGGATATTGCCCAGCGCGCTATTAGCGGTGTTCTCCAGCGATCCAAGTGTAGTGCCGGCAGTCAGCTGGTTCTGCATCAGCTGCTGGAGCGTGTTATACGCCATCGTGGAATTCGTGTTGCTAATCTGCGACGCAAGCGTATTGTTAGCCTGATTTGTAGCGGTCCCCATCGCGCCGGATCCGAAACGGCCAGCAGCAGCATACTGGCTGTTAAGAGCAGGCATGACAGCGTTGTTATAGTTGAACGTGGTGTTGTAATTCGCCGCGTTCATGGCGTTCTGGAGCGCGGGGTTATTGCTGACGTTAAGATAATCCGGATTCAGCATCGAATTCAGGAACTGCCCTGTTGAATTCGTTCCATTCCCCATCGCCGCCAGTCCCTGTGTGGCAGCAGTATTTCCCGCGCCAGTCTGAAGCAGAGACTGGATAGCGGGATTGTTACCGTTCATGATCTGCTGATCGTACTGCTCCCCAGACAGGCCGCCTAACGCGCCCTGCTGTCCTACCTGAAGGGCGGAGAGTTGACCGGTATTCAGATTGGTCGCATTGGCACCGGAGCCCAGCGCGCCGAGTGTACCCAGCGCCGAAGTCTGCATGCTATTGAGGGGCGTGACCATGTTCCCCTGATAGATCTGGGGACCACCCTGCGAATACATGTTCGCCGCGTTCGAATACAGGCTCTCCAGCCCTGGCTGTACGCCAGACCAGGGCGTTGCGCTCTGTACTGTATTGGTTGAACCGCCCCCACCGGACATGTCATTTCCCCTTCAGGCTCTTGTGAGCCACGGAATACTTGTGCCTGTAGCCAATCTCCAGCAGTTTTGGGATAAATCCCTTCCTGCAAAATGCTTCCATACCGGAACAGCCCTGCTGGGTTTCTGCCCACATTTCAAGATTCATGTGAGCAAAATCCTTCCATTCGTCAAACTCGCTACCAGCCAGCGTTACTATCCGGCATACCTTCATCTGCGGATAAATCACAATCTGCGTGGATCCCGCGCCAACCACACGGGATTCCTTTGTAATCATCCATAACTGCATCTGTGTATTTTCACAGGCCTGCCGGATATCATCGGCAGATACTTCACCAAATGTATGATCGAGAGCGCGTTTGATAAACGGTTCTGCAAACCGCCACAGATCATTAACCGACTGTGGTGGAATACCGCGAATATTATATAGACTCATGAAAGCTCAGCCGAAGCACTCCATGTGAAAACCCAGAGACAGTCGGCAGGACCGGTCAGGGAAAGTTTCGGATAAAAACCACCGGGGAATGTATTAAGAATACTGGCGCTGGCGCTATTAGGACCCGTCGTACTGGCGAATCCAACGGCTGGCGTTGAACGCATAAGGCCACCCGGGAAAGCCATCGTATCCGTGAAGTTTCCGATAGTGGAATAAGTTTTCTCCATTACGCCAGTCCCCTGCTGCCAGTAGCGGGAAATCCGTACCAGTTCTTCAGCAGGGTCAATCGGGCGGAATGGCATTGCCACATTGCCTTCATCCAGCTGTACACCGCAAATCTTGAAAACATTCCCGGCAGTTGCAAAAAAGTTTTTCTGGTTCGTGGTAACCACACCATTATTGGCGCTCCACGATCCAGCGGCCTGCTGGAAGGACGAACCGCCGCCGAGCATGAAAAGAACCGCCAGTCCTGTCCCGTTGGAATAATCCCATGTTCCCGTCGTTGGCGATTTCGGGAAAGTAAGTGTCTTCTTTTCCCAGGTGGACGCAGACGAAATACTGTATTCAAGAACGCAGGCGCGGTCGAGACCGGTATTACGGAAAGCCACGCAATAGGTACCGGTCAGGTTTGAATTGACCCAGAAGCTGATAGTCAGCGGTTTCTGGGCAAAATTACGCCATTTGTAACCCTCAATACATTGCCCAAGCAATCCAAAATTGGTACTGGCGAGCGATGCACAGGCAGCCGAAACAGACACGCCAATTGCATTGTTAAACAACATCCCGGATTGAGCCAGCGTCGGCACATTGGATGCGTTGGACGCACGGGTAAACTGCTGGATCATTCCCCCCCCGGCAGAAAGATTGCAGGTAAAGAACCAGCGATCCGCGCAATAGGTTTGTGCCTGCGCAGCAGAAAAAGAAAATGCCGTTCCGCGCTGCCAGAAATCAATGGCTCCATTTACAATCGGATTCATGATGCGCTGGATACCATTGTCCGGACCAGCACCATTCGATACAGATGGGAATCCGATAGCCACAGCAGACAGGGAAACATCCAGCAAGCCGGAATCCAGCCGCACGGATATACCGGTGTTTGTCGTATAGGTGGACGAATATACGGAGCCATAATAGGTATTGGCACCGTCGATAAACTGGAGCCGTCGCCCATACTCGAAATACTGCATCTGGTTACCAGGCACAGTAAACGTGGTATTGCCTGTCTGCGTGGGCGACAGGTCAAGGTCGACAAACTGGATGTTTGAAATACCCGTACGGATCTGCGCCATCATTTCGCGGGCGCAGTCGTTGACCGTAGACGGAGCCTGTCCTTCCGGCCATCCGTCAGGCGGCGTAGCCGAATTGCTTGCAGCTGTGGTGCTCCATCTTCCCCACTTCATTTCACTCTCCTATCCCAGCACGGCGTACCGGAAGGTCTTGTCTGTTGCTGCCGTGGAAGCATGTGTCAGCGTGAAAGTACCCACCCCAAACGTTGAAACCCACACCGTGGGGCGCGCACTGAGCGCATTAGCCGTTATCGGCTCCAGTCCGATCCACGATGTCAGGCTTACGCGCGGATCGCTCACCACTGTGCTTACCGTGGAAGCAGCCAGCGTCAGGTTCCCGATGCACTGGATATGACCCTGATTAACTTCCTTCGACCATTCCGCAATTTTGCGGCGATGGCGCTGTTCGTCAGCCTGAAAGTACGGGACCGTTACGCCAGAGGCTGCGCTGACTGCCATTACCGCCTCCCTGCATTCACGAAATCAACGTCCACGCCCTGAATCTGTATAAAATTTCCGCTTGTCTGGATAACAAAAGATGCATAACGTGCCTGAAGCCGCGAATCAATCTTGCCGGCAGAATCAGGACTTAGCGCCATTCCAGCGATTAACGTTTCAGCCTGATTATCGCGGTAATTGACAGAAACTGAAACACTTGAAAGGCTTTGCATGCCTTCAACAAGTGGAAATATCGTATTAATCTGCGCCCGATTGGCGACCAGCGACTTTTTAGGCTGCTGGTAAGGCAGCATTGGCAGCTTTGCCATAAGGTTTGTTTCACCTACTTCAACGGTCGCGTCCATAGGCGTACCGTTAAAATAGTAAAGAACGCCATTTACATACGCGGACATTACCAGCTGTCCGCCAGTCCATTCCCGTGAATCAAGGGAGAACGGCAAAAGGTCCAGATTCGTCGACACCGAATCCAGACCGTCGAGCGTATATCCGGGCGTACTTGCAGTCACCACAATATCAATATTGGATGAGTAGGCATCCGGAATTTCAATCAGTGACCATTTATCGAACGCATAGCTGTAACAGATAATCTTGTTACATTTCGATCCTGAATGGCCTGATCCCGGATAGGCCCACATCACAATCTTCTTTTCCGGAACGATCATCCCACGGATCGAACCCAGATAATTCGTGTCCAGATCGGATATGAAAAACTGGTCTACGCGACCCTGTCCAATATCCGTAATATTGGATCCGTCGAAAAGCTTGAATCCGTCCTGCGCCAGAAAATAGACATGGTTTTCATAATAAACCACGGCATTTGATGCGTAGGCACCGACATTGTCGATCAGTTTTGTAAACTGGAATACGAGTGGCGAACCAACAAAAACCATGGACCAGATTTCCCGTTCCATGAAAACATAACCACCCTGTTCACCAGAAGTGATTTTCTGAAGCCATCCTCCGTTACCCACGATGTCCTGAAAGTCGGCGAGTGTGGACGCTTCTGCCGACAATGACCAGTCGTGAGAGTTATTCAGCCCTGACCAGCGCACACGCTGAACCTGTGCGCCAGAATCGGAGATATTCCCCAGTACCACAAAGTTATTGATAATCGCAATATGCGATGCAGGGAAAGCACCAGGCAGGTTATGGAAAGTCGCCGCCCCTAGCGAAATCTCCTGCGGATAATCCGCCTCGCGACCATTCACGCCGATAACCGTCTGTCCCCACTGGACAAACTCCCAGCCGTTATCTGTTTCCGTAGCATAGGCTCCGGAAGCAGACACGCGGGTTACGGCGTTAAGGCTTCCACCGCCCACCGTATAAAGCGCAGAAACGTCCCCAGCGTAAATGTACGAGTTGTTCGCGTTATCCCTGGCATAAGTCGCTCCGTAGATCTGTCCCGTCGTTCCCGTAGCAGCTTGCGTCATCAGGGGGAAAGGTTCATACCCCCCAGAAGAAGGGACGACATTAAGCGCCTGAATATCGCCGGGATTATTCAGGCGGGGTTGATCCGGTAGCCACTGCTGGACAGGAAATAACATGGCTAGAATCTGGTTGGACGCAAGGAGAGGGACTGGTGCTGACCACCTTCGCGTTGCAGCTCTAGCAGTAACTGGTTCTCGAGACCTGCGAAGACAGCGCCAGCACTCATGTTGCGAATCACCGTGGAATACACCAGCTTCGTCGCCCCATAGACCACGAGGTCTTCGGCAGCGGATAGCCAGTCATTGGTGTCCGTGCCGGCAGACAGTTCAGGCAACTGTTTGATGTAATAGCACGGCACCGGATACGCTGAATCCGGGATATTTGCGAAATGGATATTCGATCCATACAGCGCGTAACGGGTCGGCAGGCCCAAGGTGTTGTTGATGTTCAGCCAGCGGATCTGCTGGAAAGGAGACGGCACCAGCATGATATTGGCGCTATTCTGCGTGACCTGAAGTTCCTGCATGAACAGGAAATTGGATGGCAGAGGGATGGTCTCATTTGCGACAACGGCCACCAGAGCGGTAGCCGTTTCCAGAAACCAGAAGCGCTGGCGCTGGTGAACGCGAATTGTCGCCTGGATCGCGTTCTGGATCTGTGGCGTGAGGTCAGTCCGGTTCAGGTAGTCCGTCGCGATCCGCGTCTGAATGTCCTGATAGGTCGTCATGAAAACTCCCCTGCGTATCAGGATCGTGGCAGTAGGTCATACGCCCAAGCTCTTCAAACCATTCCTGTGCGTATTCGCAGTTCTGATACTTCCTGAAACATGGTGCACCCTGAGTATAATGTACAAGTTTAACACCATTTTTCGGGTCATATTCACCCACAAGATGGTTCCATTCAGGAGGGATTTCTCCTACGTCCTTCGCCCACGCGAACTGGTGGAGATCCATTGGACTCGCCTTGTTCACGTATTCCGGCGTCAGATTCCGGCACGGCTGCCGATGCCCGTTGAACACCATCACCGATGACCAGTTTTTCTTCGGGTACGGTTCCTGTTTCTGGTTCAGAAACTTTTCCGTTCCTTTCGGGGAATAGTCGTGCTTCACGACGAGCAAGTCTGAGTAAGGCTGTGCCTTCGCCAGATCTACGAGTTCCGCGACGTCCGCGAGACATAACATATCCCCATCAAAAAACATGCTGATCCCGGGGCCGCAAAGCCATGGGGTAAGAAAACGCGCGAACGTGAAATCGGTTGATTGGTTTGGATGTCGCGGGCGATTATAAATTCCATTCAGATTAGTCAGAGCGATAGGAATAATCTGGATCGGAATGCTGCTGCGCGCCATTATGCTATGCGCGCAAACGTGGTGAACTACCGCTTCACGCGGATCAAACCCGATGCAGATTTTTACCGGGTTCATGCCGTCCTCGCAAATTCGCCGTGGTATTGTGGCAACGCTTGCTGGTAAGCCAAACTTGCGTCTTCTGGCGTATCGAAATATCCAGGATTGATTTCCTTGCGATTCACCTTGATTCTCGCCGTCCATTTAC